ACAGCGCTTGTTGCAATAGTTGAAATATTGGTTAAACCAGTAGTTGTAACATCACCTGTTAAGGCAGCGTTAGTGACGACGGTTGCAACGTTAGTTAGTCCAGTGGTTGTTACCATTCCAGTTAAGGGGGAGATAGTAGAAGCATTGCCATTGAGTTTCTGGATTGCTTGTAAAATAGTGTCAGTAGCAGCGACAGTTCCTGCGGCTGAAGCGTACCCTGTTAAAACACCCAACTTGGATAATGCGATAGCAGCAGCAGAAGCAATTTCGGTGTTTGTTATTGTATTTGAAGCAATCTTTGCAGCAGTAACCGAAGTTGGTGCAAGTTGCGTAGTGCCAATAGAGTTTGCATCCATATTAGCACCAGTAATAATAGCGTTAATAAAAGTTGCTACACCATTCCAGTTGGCGTTATGGTCAGCAGCAACAATAGGAGTGCCTGTTACAAAGGGTGGAGATTGAACTGAGTAGGTCATGGTTATCCTTTAATGTTTCGTCGTTTGAATTTGTATGCGAAAGAGTTAACTCCCCATCTTCTACCTGAAGGAGAACCAGCACTAGGACCAGTAAATTCAAGTTGAATTGCTTTACATCTACCAAATCTTGAGTTTTGAACTAAACTTGCACCGACAGTAGAGGTACCATAAATGGCAGTGTCATACAGAGCCGATGGACCATAGACGTTACCATTTATAACTGCAGACAACTGAATTGTTTGGCTTCGTACAGCAGTAGTTGAATCAAAGTCGTAATAGATTTGTACGCCGACTGTTGTGTCTAACTCAACTTCTTTCATAACATAATCAGGTCCAACGAATGTTTTATTTTGGACATACCTATCGTCATAAAACCAACTAGTGGTATAGGTTGTCTGAAATAAGTTCTCAACGATTGATGCACCGACGTATTCTTCATCCTCTAGATTGTCAAAGTCATCTACATAGGAAGCAAAATTTACATCTGGGCGCATCATTATGTACCATGCAGCATCTGACGAATCTCTATAGTTGCACCCAGTAACAACACCATAACCATCGGAAGTTTGGAACATTGTGTACGCACCAAATTGCCCTATGGTCTGGTCAAAGATAAAGTTAACAGCGGGATATGAAACGAGAGGTCCGTTAGGAATAGGGTTGTATGGTGCTGCCATCCAAACTCTGCCGTTGATATAAGACAATGAGAGTTGGTCTAAGGCTCCTGAGTTAATTTCATTATTAACAATAAGTGGGCTTAATCGTAGGAATATGTCTTGCAAACCATTTCGGTTATAGAAGAATAAACCTTTAGGAAAGTCAAACAGGTAAGCGCCACCATCTCCCTCAACAACATGCTGAGGATATTCCACACCCGTTGTCGTAGAAACTTCAACTAATTGGAAGTTGTCTACGTCATAACCCATCAACAAGAAGATTGCGTTGGGTTTGAATATTAATAGTTGTCCGTCTACAATTGCTAAAGCACGGATGCCTTCTCCACCAGCACCAATGTCAATGTAGTCATTCTCTTCCCAGTCTTCAGGGAGACCTTCGTGTGACCAACGTAAACGGTTTGGATAAGAAACAGAGTCTTCAACAGTGTTTGCTACAAACATCTTGTTTGCGTGAGCCTTAATGATATTTGCCCTAGGAGCGTAACCACCAACAGGAGTAGCGTAAGGCTGCCAGTTTCCAGTACCAGAAGCAGTAAGTACTGTTGCTGGAGTAATAGGAGCAGCCCACTTGTAAATGTTTGCGTTACCGCTACCAGCAGCAATATATAAGTTCTGTTCCCACTGAGTAAATGCTGCGCCGTTTGGATTAGAAACGGTTAGAGTTGTGGGACCAGTTGCGGTTCCGCCTGAAACATATAGTCCATCAGCCTTGGTTACAACAGTTAGAGTCAGGTCGTTTGCTGGTGTCGCTCCACCAAGACCTGAACCAGGAATAGTAATCGTGTTACCGACTTGATAACCAGAACCACCGCTGGTTACGGTAACTGTAGTAACTCCGCTGTAAGCGGTTCCAGAGCCAGTTTTCTGAATAGTAAATACTGCGCCAGTACCAGAGCCACTAGTGGCGCTTTGCGTTCTAAGAGTGTAAGTTCCTGCTGCGACGACGCTAGTTCCAGAAGCAGTAAATGTTGTACTTGGTGTTGCGAGTGCAGAACTTGGGTTTCCGTTAAATAGTGGAAAATTGAATGTTGTAGATGTAACACCAGTAATAGCGGCGGTATTGCTATATGAACTTGGTGTCGTGCCAGCGACAGTAATGGTGTCACCAACTGAAAAACCGTGTGCCGTAGAAGTTGTGTATGTGGTCAAGCCAAAGGCAGTAGAATACACGGCGTTGGTTATATCCATCTCAGCCGCAAGGCGTGAAAAGTTTCCACCAGTTGAATACCACACTTCTCCCGAAGTAGAAAGAAATCCAGTAGACATCATAATGTATCTGGTGCTCATGTCATAAAAGAAGGTGCTCTTTGGATTCCAAGTAGCCTGAGAGACAGCAATAGGTGTTGTGTTCTTGAAATGTATTCCTGCCCTAGTAAACAGACCACCACGAGGGTCAATCTCCATATTGATTAAGAAAGGAGATTCGTTTTCCGCCAACTGGAATTGGTCAGCACGAAAGTTAATTCCACCAGTAAAGTCGTTTTTAAGTTTGAAGACGATATTACGAGCCATGGTTAGTTATTCCAGAATATTAAGTTGCCGTCTCGTAATGGGAATGCGGCGTTGTAGTAAGGGCTAAGTTGCAGACCACCAGAAAGAACCAAGTCTTGGTTGGAGTTAGGTGCAGTAATGTTTGTGCGAGCAAGGGTGATTCCTTGGTCAAAGTGATTCATGTAGACAGCAGCCATCTCAGGGTCTTCCTGGAATTGGAAGCAACGCGCTGTAACAAAGTTGATAATCATAATAGAAAACTCGTCGTTTAGGTCAACGGTCAAGCCTGGGTCTGTTAGCCATGCATAACTAGGCTGACGGAAACCACGAATATTGAATGTATAAACGCCGTTTGGCGACGGGTAGATGTTTAAACCACCAGCCCACATAGAGAAATAAGTAGGGAATCCTGGTTGGTCTGATGTGCCGTTCCAATATCGTTGAGCAAGGAATTCATCAACGTAGACAAGTTGATTACCGCCTGATGTTTCATTAGTTACAGAAATGAGTTGGCGGATGTCGCTAAAATCATCACCTACGCTTGTGCCAGTAGCAGTCGTATGGACTTGAGTAAATCCTGTAGAGTAACGTCGTTGAGCGCTTACAGTAGTTAAAGAATAGGTTGTTTCAAACCATGGCCATTTGGTATACAGAGACACTATGCGTTGATACGCTTCTTTAATAAAGGTGTCTACAAGGTCTTGGGTAATATCATCAGAAGCACCGTTTCCAATACTGAGGTCGGTGATGTTCTCTACTAGACTTCTAATCTGAGTGATATTAAGCGCCATCGGTTACCTCGGGTTTTCCGTACTTCTCTAGGTGTTCTTCTTTTTCTTTAGCCTTATCCTCTAAGCGCTGCTTTTCAATCTCTTGAAATTGAGCCTTGTACTGGATGAGGCGTTGGGCTTCTTCGCCCTTAATCATTCCGTCGTTACCTTTTATAAAAGATTGTAAGTGACCGAAGCAGAGAGGTGTCCCTTTTGCTGGATTTGCTTTGCATGTGTAGTCATCCCACGCACATAACGTGACTGCTTCTACGTACGGAACTCCACTTTCGGGTGCGAGCATCGTACCTTCGGGCGTATACACCGAACGAACCGTGAGGTCCTTGACACCGTGAGCACCAATAACTGGTTCTGTGCCTGCTAACATTTGACTACCCTGAACAAGGGCATAACCTACTGGTTGAATATTTGACATTTAATCACATCCTTCTATATATAAGCACTTTTCTTACACTTGACCTTGTATATACAGAATCGTTGACACCGACCACACCCGAAGGATAAGTGCAGCCGATGCCAACGAAAACTGTTGCTTGTCGGGTGTAACCCTTATATCAGGTCAAACCAGTGAGGGTTGCCTGACGGTCGCGGTTAGAGCAAGTCAGAGCGCCGTAAGCGAGGATGGCTGCGTAGCGAGCGTCCTTACCGTTGACGATACCTTGCTGGAATGGAGTTGTGGTGAACCAGTTGCCAGCCATGCCAGTCAACTTGAGGTACTTGGTGTTCAAGAAGGACATTCTTCCTGAAGTCGCAACCTTGTCAAACACAACTGGAGTTGATTTGAACATCAAGTTTTGGAAGCCTGCGTTAGCCTTGGAGACGTCCTGATAACGAACGTTTGGAGTCAACAATGCTTCGTACTTCTGGTACTGAGCCTGCGTGGTGACGATGATATCGGGGACATCATTGCCCTTTGACGCATCGTTGTAAGCCGCTGCCATGTTCAGCAAGGTGAGAGCGCCACCGACAGCGGTAACCGTTGGGTTCCACCATGTCTCAGTAGCGCCATCAATGCCACCAACTACGTTACCAGTCGTTCCAGCAATGACGTCAATTCCGAAGAAGTTGGTCGTCGCGCCAGTACCAGTGAATAACTGCTGGTTCATGAGTTCCTGCAAGGAACCTTCAGCCTGAGTAATCTTAGCATTGAGCAACTTGATAACCTGCTCCTTGCCACGGTTCTTGGCTTCTTCAATACCGCTGATTGAGATACCAGCAGCGATTTGCTTCCACTCGTACTGTGCGGCTGAGATGCCATCGGTCATTGTGGTTGAGATGGTGTCAAAACCTGCGTAGACGGCAGCAGTACCGCTGTCTGCGTACAATACGGGCTCAACAATTGAGGCACCGCCTGTTTCAACAACAACGCGACCCTTCGTGTTAAGGTGGTCCAAAAGCACGTTGGCTTTGAAAATGTTGTCAACGAGTGTGTCTCGGTAGTTGTTTAGAGTTGTGGATAGAACTTCATTAAAGTCTGGGTTTCCAGCCATTTGATTTACCTCCTAGGTAAAAGTTGAGTTGATTTTAGAGACCTAACTGCTTTTCAGCCGCCAGGAATGCCTCTAGTACAGATTTGGATTGTGTAGGTGCAACGGCTTCACCTCTTGAAGAACCTCCGCCAGAGACTACTTGGGCTGATTTCTTAGCCTGTGTACGTTGAGAAGTTTGAGCAACTTTTCGCGTTGCTTCGCCTCTCTCGGTGTAAACCTTGTCAAACTGGATTAGTTTAAAGGTTTCTTCCAGATTCTGAGAACCGCTTGCTAGTGCTTTGACAATTACCTCTTCACGGTTAAAGTCTTCGCCGTACTTACGTTCAAGGGCAATGATTTCATTCTCTACTTCGGAAAGTGTTTGCTTGTATTCCAAGTCACGTTTCCACGCTTTGATTTCTTCAAGTTCCTTGGCTAAGGGGTCAACCCATAAGTCTTCCTCATAAGAGGCTTGGACATTCTGTTGGCTAACTCCATAGTGTTGCTGCAGCAGATTGAGAGTTCCTTGCGGGTCTCGGGATAACGCTTCCGCTAACGCCGATGCCGTTTGTACATCTTGCTTCTGCTTACTGAGTTCCTGTGTCTTACGGGTATAATCCGCTTGACGCTGGTATCCAGCAAGAGCCTCACTGAGCGGTACTTCAACCATTTCCCCATCTATCTTGATAACCACAGTTTTACTGCCGTACTCATCAAGGTCTAAATATTCAGGGTAATCGTCTTCGTCCCACTCGGACTCAACTGCTTCCTCATCGGTATAATCAACTTGTCCTTCCGAATCTTCAAACTCGTCTAGGGGTTGGTCTACTTCAATATCAGCATAATTTTCTTCGTTAATCATATGTAGGTTCCGTCCTTCAAATGGTTGTCCTACATATAAAGCACTTTTCTTACATTGGTGGTGCTGGTAGCACTCCTGATTCAACTAAAACCTGTATTACTTCAGGCGTAAATCCACCTCGTGTTATGATTTCCTGTAACAGTTCAGGTGGTAATTGAATTAAGATTTCTGGCGGAATCAACTCACTACCAGGGATTTGTGCTAGTTCTGGTGGAATTTGCATTGGTGGTGCGCCTTGTTCAGGAGCCATTCCTTGTTCTCCCATAATCTGAGCAAGTAGTTCAGGTGGTAATCCTGCAAGTTCAGGTGGTAATCCTGCTGGTGGTGCGCCTTGTGCTGCCATTTCTGGTGGCAACGGTGCTTCTCCGCCTCCTTGAATCATTGCTGCAATCTCGGGTGGAATGCCAGACATGTCTTCTGGTGCGCCAGCAGGTGGTGCTTGAGGTGGTGCTTGCGGAGGTGCGCCTTGAGGTGCTTCTTCCTGTGGTGGGTTTAGATACTTGTCAATATCCTTGACACCAAAGCCTTGGTCAAGAACCAACTTAGCCAACATGTCCAGTTTGATTACTCCTGCTTGGGCAAACGGTGCCATAGAGTCAACGATTTGTAGTGCGCGCTGACGACGGAATCCATCATTCATTGGGACAGTTGAGCCTGCTTCAACCATAAAGTCAAAGTCTCCATCAATGTAATTAGGACCGAACTTAACCCAAGCCCACTTACCTGGCTTATCTAGTACACGGACGGTTTGTTCTTCTGTCATGAACTGTTGGGCTAGTTTGATAAGGCGAGATGCAACTTTAGCAATACCTTTTTCAATGATGGTTAGTTTCTCTGCTGCACGACTGTCTGCTCCACCCTGCAAGATGGTTGCTTCTGTAGCCGTACGGCGAACTTCTGGCAATACACCACGCTGGTAATCGGATATACCTGACACTCTGTCCATATCTGCCTGAATAAGTGATGACTGATTATAAAAGTCAGGTGGGTTAATTAGGGCAGGCATCGGGTAAACAACATTGGAAATGTTCTCATCACCCTTGACAGGAACCATGGCGTTGTCCTCGTCTGAGGAAAGTGCAGCACGACCGAAGTCATCAAAGGCATTCTCCTTAAACAGGTACTTGCGGCTGTAACGCTTACGGTGGTTCATCATCTGTGTACGAGTCTCATTGAGTTCGTACTGCAACGGTTCAATAGCCTCTAGTTCACCCATTGGGTAGAAGAAGCCTGGAATGTCATAGTTTCGTAACATTGTAAAAGGATGACCAAAAGCAAAAGGAAT